GGCTCAGCGGCGAACGGCATCGTGCTCATCACGCCTGGGTTCAGGCTAATCACGCTGACGAGCGGCGACGCCTCGACCCTGATCCGCGCAAAGCCTTCAGCGCCCGGTGTTGCCGCCCACGTCCAGTTCCTGATCGGCGTGCCCGTCGTGTCGGGAACAAGCCGAACCTGTGCACTGATCGCTGCGTCGGTCAGGTCCGCACCCTCGACGCGGATTTCTTCCGGATAGGGCGCGAACCTGTCGAACGTCAGATCGACCGCAGCGGGCGTCAGCATGGCGCGCCCCTGCGCACCGCGAATTGCAGTGTCATCGTGTTCGTGCCTTTCAAAAAACGGTGGTTAAACCTTGGCTTCGATCCGCGCCGTGCCATCCCACGAAAGCGTGCGCCCCGTGGTGCTCGCCGCCGCAAACAGCGCCAGTTCGTAATTGCCCGCAGCGAGCCCAGCGACATTCTGGATCGCGTCGACGTGGCCCGGAACAGCCTCGACCCAGACGCCGCTGACATATTGGCCGGACTCTGCCGACGTACCGATGATGCCCGCCGCGAAATCGGTGAACGCGCCACCGCCGACGAGGCGATAGCCCCACTTCACGGTCGCATCGCGCAGCGCTGTCGTCGTGCCGCTGCAGTAATAATCAAGCGAGCCGGTGCCGTAGAATCTCTCACCCGTCGCCAGCGTTAGCGTCATCGTGTCGCTGACCCGCACGAATGCCGTCGTGCTGATCGCGTTCAGCGTCGAATCGCTCGCCACTTTCGAGCCGACGCCGCCCGGTGCGGAGGCTGCGGCGAGCACTTTTTTGAAGACTGTGCGGACCACGGTTTGCGCCGCGCCGCCCACCGTCACGATCACGTCGGCATAGCCTTCGTTCGCAGACATCGCGGTCACGACGAAATCGCCCTTCGTCGCCGAGCCGTTCGTCGTGTCGATCGTGGCCGTCAGGTTGGTGAACGTCGCCGAATATTGCGTGTCGTCTGAAAGCTTGACCGAGTTAGCACCCTGCGAAACGCGCACCGAAACGCGCCGCGGCAGTTCGTCGGTCGTCGGCGCGCCTGAATTATCGCACCCGATCTCGGCAAGCGGCGTCACCGCCACAGTCAGCTGCGCATCCTGCACCTGCACCGTCGAAACATCGTCAGACGTCGAATCGAGCGTGGCCGTGGTCACCAGCGTCGGCGTCGGCGGTGGTGTGCCCGTATTGCCGAGCGCGTACGCATGTTTCGCCGCGGTCTCGCCGCGCAGGACCAGCTGCACGTTCATCGTCGCCGGATCGACGGTGCGCTTCAGGATCACGCACGGCACCGACGCCAGTCCCGCTTCGGGCAGGTTCAGCGTCATCAGCGAACCCGGCGGATAAAGCCGTAGGCGAGACTTGGCGGTCAGCGTGATCTCGCCGAGCTCACGCCCATCGGTCAGCGCGTACGCCGCCAGCTGCGCGGCCTGATTCACGCCGGTCACCAGATTATACTGGATCGTCTCGACCTTATCTTCGCCGTCCTCGGTCCGGTAACTCGGCACCGCCACCCGGTCGGCGCTGACATATTCCCATTTGTGGTTTTCGCTGCGGTACTTCGGGATCACCGCGTTCAGCCGCGCACGCCAGCTCTGCATCGCGCCGACGCTCACCTCATCGTCGGCGAGGTCCTGCGCCGTGATCGTGTCGAGCGCGACACGCGGTGCGGAGAGCATCACGCCGAGCAAACCACCGTCGAACACCGGCTGCGCGCCGCCGGCTGCCAGCATATCCTTGATGTTCGCCCAGCGGTCGCCGGGTTCGAACACGATGCCGTCGCAATACCAGCTGTTCGCATCGCAGACGTTCGCCAGTGCGACGAAATCGGAAACCTTGATCCCCTCGATCGGCAGGCCGATGCCCATCGTCTTCTTGTAAACCGAACTGCCGCTGCTCGTGTCGCGCTCCCACCGGCCCAGCGCGTAATTCAGCGCGTGAAGCCCCGGATCGCGCGTGTACTGCCACGTCGCCCGCGCCGCATCGTGCGCGGACGTGTTCGAAGGGTCTGCCCAGCGATGCGTTCCCGAACCGCCCGGATACGTCGAATCCTTGCGCGGATCGTAACACAGCACGCCGCGCATCACCGCGCCCAACTGCGGCACCCCGCTTGCGAAAACCTTGCCGTCACGGTCGAACTTCAGCGAATAGAGTACCGCCGCGAGGCCCGAGAGCTTGTGCGCAGACGACCATTGCGGGATCGCCCCGAAATTGCCCGTCAGCGCGCTCGATCCGAGCAGGCCAAGTTGAAAGCTGCGCCACATGAACCCGGCGAAATAGCCCGTTGCCGCCGTGCCGCTATACCCGACGCTTGCGAAATCGCTCTGAAAGCTTTCGAAGCCGTCGATCGGACCGCCACCCGAATAGACCATCACCATCGCGCGATACGGGTTCGGCACCTTGTTGGTCGTCGGGCCATAGCCGACGTCGTGAATCAGAGCGCCGCCGCCATAGCTTCGCCCGACGACATACGGTCGCGCATTCTCCGCGCCGATGACGATCCCGTTCACACTCCCTTTCGCAGGCGGTGGCTTGTACAGCAGCTGCGCGCCGATGCCCGCGACGACGGCAACAGCCCCTGCGATGGCCGCAATAAGTTGGCCGCCGGGAATCTTTGAGGCGATGCCAGCCACGAGGCCCGCGATCTTGCTCACCACCTTCAGGACGCCGCTCATACCCGCCAAGCCCCGATGATCGCCGAATGATCGACCTCGACCATGTTGTGCATCCGCGACAGATCGTCGCCGTGCCAGCCCAACAGAACACCGTTGCCCGCCGCAATCGCAATCGAATCGAAGAACTGCCCGCCGCTTTCAGGGTCGCCGGGCAGCACCGCGACGTCCCCCACCCACATCGCCGCAGGGGCCACGCGTTCGAGCCGGTCGTCGAGCAGCGCGGCCAGGTCTTTGAACCCTGTCGCCTCGAGTGCCCGTTTCGCGCCTATCGGCGTCGTGAAGCGCGGCACCATCGGCACCGCGTGACCCATGTTTTTCAGATGCGTCCGCGCCAGCTGGATGCACGTCGTGCCGTTCGACCAATCGAAAGCGCGGAAGCGAAAACGGTCGAGCGTTTTCTCGGTCGCTGCGGTGCGCGCGACAAGGCCCTTCGGCTTTTTCATCAGAAAACCTGCACGGTCGCGAGGTCGCTTCGATAGCCGCCGCCGATGCCGCCATATGTTCCACCGCTGCTCACTCCCCGCGGCGCGCTCGCCACGCCCCAGGCCACGCTCGTCGAAACGCCGGTCGCATTGTCGAGCCCGAGTTCGCCCGGGTAGATCGACTTGTGAAAATTGACCGACAGCGAATTGCCTTCGTTCTGCACGAACAGCCGTTCGGCGCGGCTCACGAATTCCATTTCGAGGATCCGCATCGCCTTGCCCGTCTTCAGCACGGTGCGGTCGGTCTGCCCGTCGAACATCAGCTTCGGCGTGCCGGTGATCAGCCCCGTCGCCGCATCGACCTCGCCGATCCAGAACCGCATCCGCGAACCCTGATAGCCGGGCTGTGAAAGCGTCGCAGCCGACGCCGTGCTGACCGGCAGAAAGCTGATCCGCCCCGCCGGGATTTCGTCGCCCACGCCCTCGCTGATCGGCTCCACGGCGGCGATCGTGCCAAACGCGGCGTCACTGCCCGAATAGATATTGCCGCCGAAATTAACGAACCCGCCGTCGCACAGCCGGATGACCGGCGCGCCCGTTCCGCGCAGCACAATCTCGACGATGCCGACGAGCGTGACGATCTCCATCACTGCGATTCCATCACGGTGAACTGCAGGCCGATCGTGCGCGAACGATCGACCGACCATTTGCGCCCGTCACCCAGCAACAACCCCTCGATCACCGGATCGAGCCGGATCGTGGCATTGTCGGCAGGCGGCACGCGAAGCATCGGCAGGATCGGGATCGTCATCGCGCCGCCCGTGCTGGCAACCGTCGAGGCCGCGCACTGATAAAGGTAATGCTGCCCGCCGATCACCACGTTGAAAAACTGCCCTTTGCGCATCACCGCAGAGCCGAGGAACCCGTCACAGATCAGCGACGAACCCGATTGGCCCGCGCCGTTCACCAGCGGGGTTCCAGACGGCGGGATTTCGAATTCGGGCTGGCCCCAGCGCGCGATCACCCCCTGCGTCATGCCCATATTGAGGTCGGTCACCCATCCCATCGCATCCCGCGCGCGCATCGGCGGCAGGTTGACCGTGAGCGCCCATCGATTGCCGAGCCGGTTGACGCGCTGCAGGCTGCCCGCGCCGCCCACGATGCCGCCCTGATCGATCAGTTCGGGTTCGGTCTGCGTGTAGCCGGTCGTGCGGTCGAGAATGACGGGCATCAGGCGACGTGACGCATCTGCTGGCGACCGATGGCAGTGACCGCCCCCGTCGCGCCCTGTTGCGCCGCTGCCTTGTCACCTGCGTTGATCTTGTCCCAGAATTCGGGCGTCAGCAGGTTGCCCTGAATATGGTAGGTGTTACCGCCGCTGCCGGTATCACGCGCACCGGGCCGCTTGATATCGACGATCTCGCCCCGCGTGGCGCGGAACTGGATCAGGTTGCGATCAATCCCGGTCTTGCCGCCAACTTTGAATGATCCGCCCGTGGCGAAGCCTTCGGACTTGCTCTTGTTGCCCGAACTGTGCCCGCTACTGCCGCCACCGTCGCCGCTGCCGCCGCCGGTCGAACCGCTGCCGAATGAAAAACCGCTGCTGTTGATCGTGCCGAGCACGTTCGCCACCAGATCGACCACGCCTGCGAGCGCGTCGAGCCAGTCGCCGTTCTTGATGCTGCCGACGATACCCTGAAGCGAGCCGATGACGTCGCGCGCCATGTCGGTGAACGAACGGACCACATCCGCCGTCGATTTCTTGGCGGGGTTGGCGAACCCGTCCTTGAACGCGTCGCTTGCCTCTTTCGAATTCGTGCGGATCGCGTCGACGTCGATTTTCGGGTCGGTTGAACCGTCGCCGGTTTTGCGCGCATCGACTTCTGCCTGAAGCGCCTCGATCTCTTTGCGAAGCCGTGCGCGCGCGGCCGCGTAAAGCTCTGGCGTGATGAGCTTGGCGGCGAGGCCTTCATTTAATTTGGCATATTTCGCTTCGAGCGCGCGCAGCTGAGCCTGCTCTGGAAACAATCCGTCGAGAATGCCCTGAACGCTGTCGCGCAGACCTTCAAAAGACTTTGCCGTTTTGCCCGTCGCGATCTCTGCGACCTTGACCATAACCCCGTCGAGCCGCGCGAAATGCTCCGCAACGCCGTCGACCATATCGGGAACATAGCTGTGCCCGACGACCTTATCGTACAGGTCGTAGAAGAACTTGCCCGTGTCGATCAGCTTCTGCTTCAGCCAGTTAAAGACGGCCCCGAGCTTGTCCATCAGGTACGTCTTCACACCGTTGTAGATGCCCGCGACGAAGCCGGTGATCTTGTCCCAGTTCTTCCACGCGGCATAAACGAGCGCGACGGCACCGGCGGCCGCAGCGGCCCACGGCAACAGGGGAAGCAGCAGCGGCATCAGCGCCACGAACGCCGTGCCCACAGCGCCCGCGATCGTGCCGAGAGTGGCGAACACGGGGCCGAGGCTCGACAGCAGCGGGAGGATCGCGCCGAACGCGGTCACGAGCCCGCCCACGACCGTGATGATCGGGCCAAGCACAGCGGCGAACGCGGCCACGCCGATCACCGCCGTCTGCATCCCCGGCGAAAGCTGGTTGAACGCTTCCAGCATCGAGGTCAGCGCGGCGGTCAGCGGCGGCAGAACCTGAAGCGCGACCGCGCCCAGCGTTTCCTGAAACGTGCGCCACTTTTCCTGAAGGTCGGCCGTGGGCGTCGCATCGCGCTGCGCTTTTGCTGCGCCAGCAAACTGCTTTTCAAGTTCGCCGAGAATCAGCGCCTGCGCGCCTGCCGTGTTACCGGCTGCGACCATAGCCGCGATCTGCTCTTTCTGCTGCGCGGTGAACGATACGCCCACGCGTTGCAGCGCCGTCACGCCCTTTACGGGTTCGTTCAGCGCCTTGCCCAGCTGGATGGCAGATGATTGAAGATCCTGCCCGAGACGTGCCGAGAGGTTCACCGCGGCGAGCTGCGCGCGTTCGAACGTCGCGCCGCTTACATTGCCGAACGTCAGCAGGTTCGCGGTGACGGATTTGAGGATATCGTCGTCGTCGAAATTTGAGATGTGCTGCAGTTCGCCCGCAAGGTCCTGAAGCCGTGCGGTCGTCAGCCCGCTGACGCCGTTCATCGACTTCTGCGCGGCCTCGACCTGTGCGAGCGCCTGCGCGCTTTCGGTCGCTGCCGGTATGGCGCTGGCAACCAGAGCCGCGAACGGCGCGGTGATCGCGAGGCTCATCGTTTTGCCGACGCCAGCGATCTGTCCGCCGAGTTTCTGATAGCTTTTGCCCGCGCGCGCGAGTTCCTTTTGCGCAGCACCGATGCCCTTGGTGAAAGCGGCGGAATCCAGACCGAGGGTGACGCGCAGCGCGCCGATCGTTGCACTCGCCACGTTTACCCCTCCTTCCCATATTGATGTTCCAGCGCCGCGCTCCACAGCGCGAGATTATGCGCCATTTCTTCGTCACTTTGACCGCGCCGCTGCGGCGTTTCGTCGATCAGCGTGTCGAGGTCCGGCAGCTTTTCGGTGCGTGCGAGGCCTGCGCCGAGCCACGCCTGCGAAACGCGCATCCGCCAGTCTTCACGGTCACGGTCACGCGCGGCAGAAAGCACCGCCTGCACCGTGCGCAGCGTTTCATTCCAGAACGTATCGACCGACCCGCCCGCGATCACGAACGCGCCGAGCAGCGCAAACCAGTCGGTCAGTGAGTCCTGGGCTTCGGCCTCGCCTTCGCGGTTGGCTTGGCCGGCACGTTTCCCTCCGCACTCGGCAGCGCCGCAGACAGCGCCTCCGCCATGATCTCGCCCGCCACCTGCAGCCCGATCTCGTCGATCAGGTCGCAGGCTTCGGGCATGTTCATTTCGGGATGGTGGCGCTGCAACCCTGCCCAGATGATCGTGTTCAGCAGACCGATCTCGATTTTCTCGGGCGTCATGCCTTCCAGCTTCGCCGCCACCTGCGCGAACGGCTTGCCATACTCTTTCTCGATCAGCGCGAACGCATACGTACCGTAGCGCAACGTGTGATCGAGGCCGAAGGCGACGTCGCCCTTGAACGCGTTCGTCATATTACGCGTAAACCGCTTCGGTGATCACACCG